AAACGTTACCATTAACACCTAAGATGTTTAAACCTGATAAGAATTCTTCAGTATCCATAGTATTACCATTAGGACCAATCAATTGACCAGCACCAGCGTTAGAGAATCCACTCATAACTATAATTACTTTTCTGTAGTTATCTACAGTGTAAGCTGAAGGTAATAAATAACCAGCGTTAGACCAAGCGTAAGTTACAGTTGATGCAGTTACTGCAGTCCACTGACCTTTTGAATAGTCAAACAAACCAGGAGGATTTAATCCAGCTTCGTTACCTTCGTAGAATAAGTCATACAAATCCTTATTGTAAATAGGATTGTAATTACCTGTACCATCAGTATAACCAGCATCTGGGTTACCAGGATAGTTTCCAGGAGAACCAATAGGAGCGTAGTGTGAACCTGATTGTCCAAACAAACCATCCGCTGAAGTTCCACCAGAATAACCTTGAATTTTAGGTACGAAGTAGAACAATTTACCGATTGGTAAGTTCATTGCTTGTACAGACACGATGTCGTTAGCTAATAATTTAGAGAATACTCTTCTCACGATTGGGAAAACAACCGTTTCAAAAGAACCTGAATCAGAAGTTGAAGAAGCTTCGTTAATTAAGTGTGAAGCTTGGTTTTCATACAACTGAGCCACGTTTTCTTTCATGTGACCTTTTAGACCTTCTAAAAAGCCAAGTTTATCCCATTTGTTGATTGTGTCTTCTTTGATAACTTTAAGGTGTTTCAAACCAATGTTACCAACAAGACCGCTTTCTAATAATGCACCCATTTTAGTATTTTTTTTTGTTTTTAAGTTTTATTTATTTTTATTTTTGTATTTTTTGCATAATATCCTTCATTCTTAAGAATTGTGGATTTTCATACGTTTTTGACTCAATTAAGTTTTGTGAAGAACCTGATGCTGGAGATTTTCCAATTTTTTCAATAGATTCTGTTACAACACTTTGAGTACTGTTTGTTGTGTTTAATTCTCCTTTAATTGATGAATATAAAGTTTTAGACTCTTTTAATGATTCAACATCATCAAATCTTCTTAAGATATTAATTTTTTCTTGTTTAGTTGTAGTATGTTCAGTAAACAATCTTGTAGCGTAAGCCAAGTTTGAATTAAATACCGCAACTTCATTTAATTTATCTCTGAAGATATTAAGAGCTTTTCTGTATTCTTCATTTTTTTCTCTCAATCTTTCAACCTCTTCAGCAAGAGCTTGATTCGGAATTACTTTCATTTTAGGTAAACCTTTTCTTTGAGCGTAATTTCTAGTTCCATTACCTAATGTTCTAGCAGCTTCTTTAGTTTCCTCTTTTTCGTAATCTTTGTAATGACCACCTTTTTCACCAGCTTTCTTTTCAACACCATCAACATCCTTACGTTTGTATTCGTGTTTTTTAGAACCATACTTTTCTTCCATTTCAGCTTCAGTGTATTCAAACTTTTTAGGTTTCAAATTCATACCAACTCCTTTAGCCATACCTTTTGGTTCAATAGCTGATTCTTTGGTTTCCATTTTTCTACCTTCTTTATATTCAAATTTAGCACTTCCAGTTTTAACACCTTTACCTACTACAGGTTTACTCATCATTGACCCTTCTTTAGTTTCCATTTTTTTAGCTTTGTTAGTTAAAGAGGATTTAGTTAATTTACCCATAACTGGTTTAATTGTCATTTTACTTTCAGACACGTTATCATCATCACTATCATCATCTTCTTCCATTTCTATTTCATACACCACTTCGTCCATTTCTTCTTCGTCCATTTCTTCTTCGTCCATTTCTTCTTCGTCCATTTGTTCTTTACCAAAAATGTCAGCCATCATAGAATCTAATTCATCGTTAGATAATTCAGCTTCGTCCATTTCTTCTTCTTCCATGTACTCTTCGTCCATTTCAACTTCGTCCATGTAACTTTCAGTTTGAATAATGTATTCAACATCTTCATCTTCATCGTTTAAAGTAATGTGGTTACCATCTTGTTTAACAATGATACCATCTTCATCGCTCATAGATTTAAAAACCTTTAAGATTTCATCATCAGACGCATTTGTAAGGTCTATTGGTAGTGTATCATCAGAATCCATATCAAAGTCCATATCAAATTCATCTTCCGATTCATCATCGTCAGAATCCATATCAATGTCCATTTCAACATCATCCATGTTTTCATCATCAGAATCCATATCCATATCCATGTCTAAATCATCTTCCGATTGTTCATCCATTTCAACTTCCATTGATTCATCTTCAGCCTCGTTTTTCAAAGACTCTTTTACTAGTTCTGAGATTTCTTCCTTCATTGTAGAAGCAAGTATTCCTTTTGCATTTTCGGCAACTACTTGTTCCAAATTTTTCATTTGTAGTAGTGCTTCCTCAACTAACGACTTTTTTTCTGTCATATTATTATAGAATAATTTAACATATAAATATATCCATATGTTAAAAAATTCTGTTTGGGCTTAGTAAAAACCCTAAATAAATAAAAAACCCCTCGGTTAGGAGGGGTTTTTATTAATCTTCAATAACTTCGTCTATTTTACTTTCGGAGACCGCTGTGATTCTCCAATCATGTTGAAACCCAGTATATCGGGATGTTACCTTGGCTTCAACATCAGTTACAGAGTAACCTTTAACCAATTTCTCCTCTCGGATTTTCTTTAATTTACCTGTATTTTCATCAGGTAAATCGTACTGTACTTTTGCTACAAAATATTTTTCGTCCATGTTTTTTAAATTATCTGTCCAAATAATGGTTTAATTTTTTCAATAAGTCAATAGAACGATTCATTTTTGTTCCACTTTCTTGTTCTATTGGAGACATTCTTGAGGCCCTTTCTTCTTCCAAATTTTCTTCAAATTTGTTTCTATCGTCAGGGTTTGTGAACAAATACGCTCCTGGTGTAGATGGTGATGATACCAAATCAAAACAGATTAACTCAAAATCATCTTGTACTTCGTTTTGTTCACCAGTCTTTTTTAAAGAACCAACACCACGTGAAGATATACCCAAAGTAACACCTTGTCTTAACAAGTTTGCCGCTTGGTCACCCTTTGTAGATACAATCCCTCTCTCGTGGAATCCTGGTGATGTTAGAAGACGTAACTTACCCATAAGGATATGTCCGTCCCACCAAATGTCATTAATGATGTGAGACACACGGTCAAGGTCAATTAATGATGATTCAGGGTGATTTAATTCTGAAAGTGATGTTCCTTTTTCAATCATCTTTTTATAATTGTCAGATTCACGTTTTAAGATTCTTTCGGGATACACTCTACCATTACGGTTTGGTGTGTTGTATTTTTGAAGTACGGCATAGAATTCAAAAGGTTTTGAATAATCCAAGAAATTCTTGTGATTTTCTTCAAGCATCTTTTTATTAAATTCATGAGATGGTGACACATATCCTGCGTCCATTTCAATCAATATTCCTTTACCTGTGTCGGTAGGTCCTAATATTTTCATACGTATGTTTTAGTAATAAATACTAGGATGCTTCTTCTTTGTTCTTTTTAGATAGTGTAAAATCAAAATACTCGTTCTTTTTGAAGTTTTCAATATAAATTTCTTTGGCAATTCTTTTTAGTTTATCTTTGAGAATTGTATCTTTGAAATCTACTTCTTGTGATAAGAATAAGGTAATTTCCAAATTCATAAAACTTTTCTTACCATAAACAATTCCGCTAGTCCTCAAATCTAAATCAACAATATAGTTGTCTTTAAAAAATGTTGGGTCTAATATTTCAAATATTGTATGTTTTATCTGTCTACTAAAATTTGATACTATTCTTTCCCAATTGTCATAACTTTGTTTTGGTGAAACCCAACTTTGTAGATTAAGATAAACCGATTTAAAATTTTTGGAATCAACTGTTCCATAACTCACTTTTGAATTGTTGAATCCTACAATCCGTGATGTTTTTCCTTTTTTCATTAATATTCATGTGTATAAATTGTTTATTGTTTGAAAAAAAATAATCTAATTTGTTTCTATTGTCAAATTTTCACCAACTTTGTATTATTTACTATAATATGTTAAAAGTAAAAATTGATGCAAAAACTCCTTTGGAAAAAGCCTTGAAACAATTAAAAGGAAAGGTAATTAAAACCAAGCAAAATGAAAAGTTGAGAGAAAGACTTCAGTATGAAAAACCATCTGTTACACGTAGAGCTCAAAAATTAAAGGCTCAATACGTTGAATCACAAAAACCTAAAGATTAATTAATATTATTATACAAATTGTATAATTTTACATAATTGATTTTAGAAAACACCTCACCTTTAATTTGTTGGATGGTTTCTTGTAATTTTTTTGTTGTACTTTCATCCATTGATTCATTAAGATTACTTAATGAATGAATTGTTTTTGTTTTTAATTCTTCAAATTCTTTGGATAATTCAGTATCTTCAGTCATTAACACTTTAGATAAGTCTCTTTTAGAATCCTCATCTAAATTTTCAATATAAGAACTAATTTCTCTATTGGCAATATTCAATAAAGTTTCCATTGGTAGTTGTATCGCAGTTTTAACTTCAGTGGTTTCACTTAAAGTTTTTATCAAAGTGTTTCTGCTTTCAACATTCTCCATAATTTTATCAGGAGAATTATAAATTAAATTGTCAATATTTTTGTAGTTATTTTCACTAACAACATCTTTAACCCAGTATTCAATTTTTTGGGTATTTAATTTTGGAAGAATTTTTTCAACTTGTCTTAAAGATTCATTGATGTAAGACTCAGATAATGTCTTATCATAACCTTTTTTCTTGGACAATTCAGTATAAATATAAAACATTGTACTAACATTTTTGTTTTCCAATACCAATTTTTTGAAGTTCCTCACCTCAAATTTTGTTGTTTCATTTACATAAGAATTAACCATTAATCCTTCAATTTTGCTAAGTAATTGTCCAAATTTCATATTAATAAATATATCAATCAATTAGTTTTCCTAATTGTTCTTCAATAATACCTAAAGAACGTCTACCTTTTTCCAAATCAATTTCATCAACACCATAAACATTATCTCTTTCTAATAATATATTCATATTCTTTTTAACAGATTCAGGTGTGATTGCAGTTTCACCTTCAGCCGGTGGAAGTTCACCTCCTGCCGGTGGAGCTCCACCTAAATCAGCCCCTAATCCACCACCTTCAGCCGGTGGAGATGTTGTTCCTGATGATGGACCATTACCATAAAGTTTATCAATATTATCGAATAATCCGGTATGTGTTATAACATTAGGTGTTGCTTCAATTTCAGCAGCAACCGCTTTCTCAACTCTTTGTTGTTGTAAATCAAGTTTAATATCTTCATCAGAAAAACCAAGAATGTGTTTCTTAGCCCATGTTTGTGATGTTGGAGCGATACCTTCAACCTTTGTTACAGCGTCTTTGTACAACAACATTTTTTCTTTCCAAACATCTATTGTTAGTAAGTCAGCTTGTTTAGATGGGTTAGTTAAACTCAATTGGAACGAGTTTAATTCGTCTTCAAAACCCAATAAAAATAAATGAACAATTGCAATTTTGTTAAGTTCTGCAACCATAGATTTTTGAATTCTATTGATTGTTCTTGCAAAACGAATATCTTGTAACGATAAATTTCTACCATCACCAACAACCTCTTCAAATCCCAAGAATGCTTTTGGTATTCTTAACGCTGTTAAAAGTTTCTTTTGAATATATTCAATGTCGGCAATCTCCGATAAGTTTGTCGCTCCTGGCAAAGTCTCAATTGGGTTTGGTGATGCCGGGTCTCTAACAGGTACAAAGAAATCTTGGTCAACCGCCATTTGATTGAATCTCATATCTACGTTTCCTGTTTGTGGGTCAGTTACTTGGTCTTTTTTAAATTGTTGAGCAAATCTTTGAACGTATGGTTGAATATCTGCGTCATCCATGTTACCAACAAACACCTTAAATACACGTCTTTCTGGTGCTCTTGATGTTCTATATACCAACATAGCGTCTTCAGCAAGAATTAATTGTTTCCAAATTCTTCTTGCCTTTTCCAACATGGCGGTACCATATGGTAATTTTCTATCATCACCCAATAATCTAAAGTGAGCGACTTCCCAACTATTAAATTCCAAACTTTTGTTTTTCCAAGTAAATGTTAGGCTTTTGGCATCGCTACCCGAAGCAACCGCTCCACCCATACCTGAAGTTGCTTTACCTTTCATACCAACTTCAATACGTTCAATTTCAATGTTTGGTAATTGTAAACAACCAACAACACCTCTTTCAGGGTCCAACTTTAAAAACACAAAGTTGTCACCATATTTTGCGGTATTACGTGTCCACATTGGTAAGTTTGTATTGATGTCCAATGCGTTATTAAATAAATCTCCCAATACAGCCTTAATTCTTGGAGAATCGGAGTATATTTGTAACATATATCCATTCTCATCAACTGTTGTAGATTCTTCCGCATATGTGTCTAATGCTGCAGAAATTTCAGGAGTATATTCCATTGATTCATAATCATAATACGATGCCAATCTTGTTGGTTGATAATAAACCGCTTGTGAATATAAATTATTTTCAATTTTAGCCCATTGGCTTGTAATATAATATGTTTGTCTGGCTTGGAGTTTTTGTTTTTCATACTCATCCTTGTCAGTAGTTCTTAATAGTTCTTTTTTATCAAACTTATAAGTAGGTATGTCTTGACCCAACAATGAATTTGGTCCAAGTTCTTGGGACAATCGTTGCCATATTGTCAAGTTTTTTTCTTCCATAGTAAAAAGTTAATATATATGTATTTTTTATCAACGCTTATATCCGCCGAACACCCATAAATAGTCTTGATAATCCTTTTGTGTTGGTTGATTTTGATATGCAATATTTGTTTTATATTGTGTATTTGGCATTGCCGGGTTAAAGTATTGTTCTTTTGGTGGGTCATAAGAAGTAACCTGCCAAGATTCCAACATTGTTTTTGCCTGTTGTGTAACCTTTGTAAGTTGTGAAAAAGATGAATCAGATACATAAACAGCCATAGCCAAAGACATAATTAAATCATCATGTTGTCCTTTCATGTGGTCAGGTCTTCCATTAATATAAACAAATGTATTCATTTCATTCAATAATCTTGATGAATGAACTTTTAATCCGTGTCTTAATCCTTCTTCAAGAGCCGCAATAATTTGAACTCTTTTATTGTTAAAGTTAATACCAGGAATTTTTTCAGCTGCCTTTGGGTCATATTTCCATTTGTTTCCAAAATCTACACCATCAACATACAAATCTTTATATCCTAATTCTTGGAGTTTTCTTGCGGTAGCAACTCCCATACCACCCGTGATATCCACAACAATAAAACAGTTGTACATGTTACCCCATTTGTAAGCAATTTCTGCCAATACATCAGGAGGAAGTTTTCCAATATACTCTGCAACTTGGTCTCTTTCGTCAAAATCATAAATTTGGAATGTTGAATAATCTTCAGAGTCCCCACGAGAAACGTCCACACCCATAATATATCTGTGACCCATTTCAGGTTCTTTCCATATCCAAAGTCCACCACCCATCATTTTATTGATAGGTTCTTTAATCATATTATCTGTGATATTTTTAATTAAGTTAGAATCAAATACGTTATCACCTGAACCCAAGAAATTACATTCCAATTCCTGTGAAACTTTACGCTTGTCATACTTAAGTTTTTTAACCATCGCCTCAAACCAAGAGGAACATGGTTTATAACCTAAATCAAAATAGGCTTTTAACTCATCATAATTTCTTTCATAAGGGTCACGACCTGAAAAATCAACAACACTATCGGCGGTATATTCTTCACGGTTTAACAGATAATGAATAATTTCATTTGTTTTAACCAAATATAAATCTTTTGTATAACGAGGGTCACGATACCAATACATTTCTGTAATTTTGAAATCGTTCATTCCACGATTGGCTTGTTCGTAGATTTCATAGTAAATTGGGTCATATCCGTTTGGTGTTGATACAACAACAACTTTACCACCCGTAGACAACGAAGCCATACAGGCAGCCCAGAAATCACCATCCGCCTCAATATACGCAGCTTCATCAAATATCAACATAGTGGGGCTATAACCACGAAGTGCATCTTTTGATGTCGCAACGGCTTTAACTTCACAACCGTTTGTTAATTTAAAATGTCTTGCCGCGTTTTTATCTGGTGAAAAACTTACACCAACCCAAGCAGGCCATTGTTCAGTAAATCCACGTATTTTGTTTGCCATTTCCACGGCAGTGTCCAATTTGTTCGCAATAATCAAAACCTTTTCAGGTCTTTGTTTTGATGCAAATACAAGTCTTTTACTTGCCCAAGCCGCAGTCACGGTAGATACACCCGCCTGACGGTATTTTAA